TTTTGCAGAAAATACTCGAAACAATAAATTGTTCCCAGTTAAATGTATTTTAAATTCAGTTGACTCTACATCAGATCAACTCCTTGACAATCTCGATGACCCCATAAACCAGAGGAGTCAAAGAAGTTTAAGACATGCAAGTAAACTGGAAAGCTTACATACCGTCAAGAACTGGGATATGGGGGGTGTACTTAAAAAGCACGACTACTTGCATTCGTCGTTGTCGAATGAGTAGTGGTGATTAACGCAGGAACACCAATGAAAAAAGAGGATTGGAAGTCATCACTAATTGCGCGGCAAACTTGCACTGAATTAATGGTGGCATCAGACTTAAACAACACGTCAGTATCGGGATAATCGGGATTGGGCGTGGTTGTGGGAGCAAACGTATTTCCAATGTAGTTAATCGATGTATAACTACAATGCGTTTGGTTATAATAAGGAACTTGAAACTCTAAACTGGGGTTAACAGTAACAGAAGAGTAGATAGGTGGCCAAGCGGAGCCAGCGTTATTAGTTTGAGCCATAGAAATAACGGGTTGATTGCTAGTAGTCCTATCAAAACTAAAAGCAGCGGGATAACGATTATAAGACGCCCGCATAGAAGTGGGAGGGGTCCCACCTTCATTAGTGGGATAAATTTTGTGACGAACACCGCCACGATAAAACCTATAAAGTGGAACAATGTAATTAAAATAATCACAATAATAAGGAAAAGCTGGGCCAGGAGCAGCACCAGCATTTGGAACAAAATTCTGCACCCAAGGCCACCAAGTGACTTCAAGACCAGCAGAGGCTTGAGTAAGAGCACTGGTGTTAAGCCAAGGTACAGACCTAAGCATTAATTGGCGAAGAGAAGTAACCCTTTCACCAATACAAAAACGTGCACTAGCACTAGAATCATGAACAACAACAGAAGAACCAATGGAACCTGCAACTTTATCGGATTGTGAAGTATCCTTGCGTTGATCAATAGTAAATTCACCGGCTTGAGGAGTAAAAGTGCTAGAAGTAGGGTTGGTCAAAGCAGTTCCGGGAGTATTGCCAACTCCACTACCCAAGTTGGTAAAGAAAGGAATATTTTGAATGGGAGTAGGGACAGAAAACTCAAAATCACTAGCACAGTATTGTTCAACCAATATAGCAATGCTAGGAGTCACAGTATCTGGATTTCTAAGCTCATTTTGCACAAAGAAAGATAAAGTACCATAAATTTGTTGGCACTTTTGATAAGGTCTAGTGTTAGCATAAGGACAAGTAACACGATACTCAGAACATTCACGAAGATCTATCACCTCTCTATGCAAGTTCATAGAAGAAGTATAATCAGCAGTGAGAGAAGTGCTATCACCTGGTTGATAAACAACTAAAAGGCGACCAGTATGAAATTCAGTCTTAACAAACTTAAAGACAAAAGAAAAAGAACCACGATACATATCGAAAACCTGAGAAATATAGGCAGTAGGAGAACAATCTAAGTAGGTCTCAGCACCAGTGTTATAGGTGACAGCAGTCCCAGTTTGAAAAACTTGTGGGCCCAGCTGAATAGCACCAATCAACACACCAGTTGCATTGTTGGAAGTCCAGGTATAACTTTGATGAAAAGTAGGTATAGACAACAAATAAGCAATATTGAGTTCATCAATAGAAGAACCAGAAACGGCAGGCATAATTTCAACATGGTTATCATCAAACGTAGAAAGTGAAACACTAGTATCAACACCAGTACAATGAATGCCATTACGCATTGGTAATTGTTGTACAGGCATAGACTTCTCACAAGTAGCCACTTTTCCATAACCAAAAGCTTGCGCTGTCTTAGCAGCATATGCAAGAGCCCAGGAAGTAGGCCCAGCTACAGCAGATAGCAAGGGGTAACTAGAAAGATATGTAGAAACTTTAGACAAAGCACTCAAAGAACCTGAAAGGGAAGAAACACCAAGAGCTTGAGACTCGTTATCAACAGCATTTCTAGGAGCACCCACAACACCTCTTTTATTTTTCCTAGATTGTCTACCAGATTGAGCAACAAAAAACGCGCCAGGCACAGTAGGAAAAACTAATTCAACGTCTTCAAAGTGAGCCCAAATAGTAACGTTCGCATTCAATTCAGTGGAAGCACTAGTCAAAGGAGAATAAACCCTAAGGGAAGCATAACCATTAAAACCAGTGTTATTGATAGTATTATAATAAAGAAACTTAGAGACGAAAGGGACCTCCAATTCAACTTCAGTATCAGTAGCAGCATCAAAATCAATTCTAGGTAATTGAGACATAGATCTAAGCGTTCTATAACACTCATTAGCACGCAAATCAGGAGCAGGAGTTTGGGAAGTATTGGGGTATGGGACGTCTGTAGGAACAAAAGTAAACATAAGACGGCCTTGTTGGAAACGATTAGTATTAACTTGAACTTTCAAAATGGTTTTCGCTCTAAAACCAAGAAAACCAGAAACTTTAAAAGCAGAGTTATAGTAATTCAAAATAGTAGAAGGGATAGCAACAGATAAAACCTCAGTTGTGGCTATCTGTGTACTAGTCCAAAGTGTACGAGCAATAGGAATGGGACGGGCAAGAATTTCCTTTAAAGCATGTTCTCGACCGTCAGAACCGGAAGACAAAAGGTCCATTGAAAGTTCCTCACAAGAAGTGGGGCAAACAGATTCAACTTCGCGAGCATCGTGAAAAACCAAAGTTTCGTCCACAGTAGTGGACATAGATGTAATAGATTCAGTGTTAGCAATTCATCTTTTAAAAAACATGGCTGAATTAAACCAATGTAATCGATCGTCAGTTCCTGGATTTTATGGGGGTCGCCCACACGGCATCCTGGTAGTAAGGTTAAAAAACCCACCGCAATCCTCCAGCAGCAATACTTCCCGACTTTAATGACGATAGTTACGTCAGGAAGCAAGATCACACTGGAGGTCCTTCAACCGTTCTCAAAATACCAAACTAGAACCCCGCACAAGATCCTGAAGACCTTTATACGAGGTTATAGTTGGTACGAAGCCAATAGCATCTTTTGAACTTCTAATGATTAAGGGGGACCATGCTAAAAATACCCTTTCATCATGCAGACTCAATTCTTTTAAACTAGTTTCTACATTGTCTCTCTCAATATCTTCCTTGAGGGCACCCCTTTTTGTCCAATATGGCATTTCTAATATAGTTTCCAGATTTAATGGAGCAAGATAATTACAAACCTGATGGTCAAACCTAAAACTTCTTTTTAAAAAAGTAATTTCGGCTAAATTCCTACTGAGTGAAATTTCGCCCTGCTTAGTTTCAGCAGTATACACAAGACCAAGTTGCGCCATGGCCCCAACTAACGTTTGCTGGTTATACCAACTAATAACATTAGCACTAACATTGGCGACACTATCATCTCCATAAACCATCAAAAAAACGTTTTCAGAAAAAGCTTTCATATTCTTCAGATCGGGCTCAGCGAGCAACATCCAAGCCATACGATAAGAAATCAAATTATACAGGCTATTAATAATAGTCGTGGCAGGATGCCCACTAGGAAGCGATTTATGCCAATCATAAACGATATCATCACACAAATGCCTAGAATTAGTAACATCCTCCCAAAGGACCTGTCGTACTCTATTTTCTAAAGCCGACCCATCGTACCATTTTTGTACAATCGACAAAACGGCCTCCAAAACTACGACTTGCTCACTACCATCAAAATTCTTAAAATCACCAGCAACACAATGTTTTCCTTTCCTCTGCAACATATTTGCTAAAACATGCCATTCATCAGAATAAACATTGACACCAACGGCAATCTCATTATCTAATCTAGACAACATAATAAACTGACAAAAACGCATAAAATACATTCTTGTAGCAACAACTAAGGGCAAGGGGGCACTGCTAATCAACCTAGTCTTGCCAGAAATAACCTTTTCCAACGGACGTCGCTCATCCTTCAACACGTCAACAAAAATGTGTTCTAAACGCTGGCCTTTAGAGGCTAAATCTACAATTCTAAGCACTTCATTCTTAAGCTGTATACATCCAGTAGTCTCGAGGTCATAAACAATATCTTTACCAAAAAACCATTCCTTGCCACGATAGCCATCAACAGGATGAGCGACGTAGGGATAACCTGCCGAAGTAGCACGAGGAATGCTGTCAAAATACTCATCAAACGGATCACCCAAAACAGCTTTTTCAAAACTAATAACAGTACGCTCTTTATATGTGCCAGCAATAGTGGTATTCTCCAAAGAGGACCAAACGGCATCAGCACAATAATTGGCCAATTTCTCATCTATCTCGATCTCAGGACCACCATAGCGTTCTATAGCTTGATACTTGGGATTGATCTCCAAACCGTTAAAGAACACATTGCGCAATCTAGCAGTATCAGTCTTCGATGGCCCCCAGCACTCATATAACGCCGACTTAATAATACGACTGCGTTTTGGTGCATAAATAGCAACAGGTAATTTCCTAACAAAATCAAAATTACCTTCAAAGGGCAGGAAATAATCACCTGACTGAGGTTTAAATTCTGTGAATTCAGATATAGCAGCTTCTAGATCATCTGAAGTCACCACACAAGCTAAACCATGCCTATTAGAATTGCCAGCCACATGAATCCCAACGATCTTCTGAGGAGAAATTGCTGAATTATGCAAAACCAATGGAGAACCACAATCACCTTTGACAGTAGGTGCTCTATAAGTAACGAATTCTTTAAGAGTATAACTACCACTTTCAGTTCTAATTTCTTCATCTCTATCAAAAGAACCATTACAACCCCAAACATCACTATATTCAGTCCGAGGCACAACCAAATGGAAATAACAAGCCCTCATATTGTCAATCTGTTTCCTGTTACAAAACAACTTGACAATGTCAGGGAAAATTCGGCAACCACTTTTAGGTAGTTGCACCAGACACAAGTCTAACCCACGCAATTTGTCATTAGTAAAAGCACCATCAATAGCCGAATAGTCCAACGCAATAACTTCATTAGTGCGCACATTCTTCAACTTAAAACTATCAGTAACCTTAAAAATGCCTTTCTTAACATTGGAATCAAAATCAACCTTAAAATGGTAAGGCATAAGGAAAATATTATCTCTAAGTGCAAGCAGACTACCAACCTTTCCACTACAATCTTCATTACTAATGGTAAAAATATGATTCTTGGTAAGTTTGGAAATAACTTCTATTGCATTAATATCCGCACCACCCTGGGCAGTAAATACATCCTTGACCAAATTTTTACTACTCTTTTTTGCTGCTCCACGTCTAGCATGGTGAGGTTCCTTAGCATCACGACTATTGCTAAAACTCTCAGTGTAATAGGCAAAAGGAACTTCCCCACCCTCTTCGAGAGATTTAAACTCAACGCCCATGACCTTTTCTTGTCCCATCAAGTGCATATTATGCCAAACCTTTTGGCGACAATTGTTGTCACAACAACGCTCTGGGAAAATCCTATGTGAAACTTGAAGGATTTCACCAGTTTTAAAACACTGTGCAGAAAAAATATTTCTCAAACTACAACAACGATCATTATCAGAATCACTAACACGGTCACACATCTCGTCATGAACAACTGGAGCATCTCTTGACTCTTTGTGACAATGATTCCATTCATGTGAAAACTTAGCATTAGGATTTTTCTTAATCGCCTCATTACGAAAGAATTGCACTCCTTCAGCAACCATAATCGTGGAAGGGTCTTTCTCAACCTTATCGTTTTTTTCTCCACTCAACATGGATATTAATTTATAGCCACCAGCAACAGCAGCCATCCAACCAAAATAGGACATAACACTGCCAAAATCCCACAATAAATTGTACTTTATGTTGAACTTAACAAAAAACTTCTTAAAACAATCCCAATAACTCAACACAACTTTCCTGGGTTTATACAAATCTTCTAGAATAGTTGGTTCTGGTTCACAAAACTTGTTAGAAATATCAGCAGCAAATGCCAGAGCATACCTACTAAAAAACACAGTAAGAACACGTTTAATAATGGAACTTTCGCACCCAATACACTCTAATATACAAGGGCCCATATACTGATACATAGTATCAACAAGTACAATAGTAGAAATATGAATGGTATCATCATTAGTGAACTTATCAACCCATTGTCTAAACATTTCAACCTTGTTAGTACTGTATTTTCCCAACTGTTCAACAACAGAAGGATGTATATGGGGAGTAAGGGGTGTAGTTTGTTTCAACAAATCCACTAAGGAAACATGTTTTATTCTAGAATTTATGGCATCATCAGGATGGTCTTCCCTATCATCCAAAACAACAGCAGAATCATTGAACTCCTCTTCAAATTCGGAGTTCAAATCACTAAGAACACAATCATCCTTAGAACTACTAGGAAAACAATCATCGCCAAAATTAGCTTGAGAAGTAAACTTAATAGTATTGGCCAAATCGTTCAAATATAAATTTGATTTGTCTTGCTTAACATTAAAACCATGTGTCAAATAATCATTCAATTCGTGGTACCGGAGTGTCTTAACCACATCTCCATCTGGTTCTTTCAAAATATCAAAAATATATACATCAGGACAAAAACCTTTACCTACCAAAAACTCATGCTTTGTGTTAAGGGAACCCTTAAATCCATTAGTACCATCACATTGATAAGGTTTATCAACACGAACTACTATACAAGCATCAAAACGTCTCATAACAGCTTCAGGAGCAACCAAAGAATTAATTCTAGTATGTAAATTCGTCAAATTTGTAGAACACAATATGACCTTACTACGAAAAGTAGTATTACCTTTTGCCTCTATATTAGCCATATGACAAATATTAGGAAACATATTACTAGCTCTAATAATATCCATAAATTCATTGTCGGCTACACCAATAGAATCCCTAATTTGACCAAAATCATCAAAGACAGTGACGAATTGTCCACGATAACCATCCCAATATTTGTGTTCTTGCTGTCTACAATAAACAAAATCCATATAATTGGCATTAAAAGCCACCTTCTCACCTTCAGTGAGAACATTATTTAACAAATCTTTGACAATAGGGATAGTAGCATAACTCTTACCAACACCAGTACCACCTTGCATCAAAATAGTATATGGTTCCATTCTAGGACCGCCACCAGCAATGTTCGCTTGTTCAAAAGGCAAAGCCAAACGATTCAAAATATTCATATGAGAAGACATAGCATATCTCACCCGAGCTGAACTCATCAAGGGACTATCTTTGGTTAAATCCAAACCCTGCATTTTCAAAGTGAAAATATTATCGGCATTAACCGCATTAATAGCAAGGGATCCTTTAGCATTTAAATGAGCAATTTCATCCACTCGATCACACCAAGAGGTAACTTGGGGCATAGCAGTAGACAGCAAATTAATATGTTTCAAACCAAGACAGCGCGAACGAATGAAATTCACAGCCACTTCTACGAGTTTGATAACATGAGTAATCATGTATTCCACTCCTGAATGCGCACGTTCAATTTTTGAGGCCAAATCAACAAAGGACTTGAGTTTATTAGCACTAGGTACTTTTGAAATAGTCAACCATGAAACAACAGCTAAAACTAACGAACTAAAGCCAGAATAATCAGTCTTATCGGCAGACTGTGCTTCAAAACCAGTACGATTAGATTTATCAGTCAAATACGCAACACAAGAATCAAACACTTTCTTGACTCTCTTATAATATTTGCCAGAAAATATAGCTAAACCAGCTACACTAGTAATACTAAAGAGCGAAATCCAAATTGGGCTAGAAGTTGTATAAGCTTTATAACCGGAAGCCAACATCAACAAAGAAACGGGCAACATAGAACCCATTTTCTTAAAAATAGCGCTAATAGAAAAACCAGAACCACCGACGGAAGACAAATCAGGCAATTTATTAGCCAAGTTATTCAAACTATCGCCAATATGCGCACCAAAATTCTCAGGTCGCCAGGAACCAGGTATATCACCGGTAAGAACATTAGAAATGTTGTGCATGCTATCAGTCAACTTTTTAAGCATCTCAGTAACATTTTCACTTAAATCTAATTCAGTTCCAAATATAGCCATCTGAGCAACGAAATTGGTCTCTTTTAATTTACGACCATCTTTAACAACTAAAGTCTTTTGTTTCTCAATATGCTTATTAGTGGCTTTTAACATTCGTTGTAAACTCTCTTTACGAGCAGTCAACACGTCCTTTGAGCATCTTTTTGGACGTGAAGCCTCCTCAGAGAAATTCTTCATTTGTGAAACAAAAGTTCCACGCATACGAGAAATATCAGGGTACAAATCCCCAGAATAATCATCTTGCATATTATAAGTAACATCATAATATCTAACAGGACGAATGCTACTCTTCTTCTTAAAAACAACAGAAGCAACATCGTCACTGCGAAAAGTTAAATCCCTAGAAGTCAACCCCTCATAAATAGGAAAAGAGACTTCAAAGAACAACTTTCTACGTTGAACATAATATAAATGATACTGATTGTAAGAAATGCAAGCAAATAGACAAAAATCGGAATTGAAAATAACTGAAATAAAATTTTTTTTTGTTTTAATAGTTTTGCTTATTTTTTTGTGGTTTTCGTGAATTTTATTAAAATAGTCAAATGCATCAAACGTACGTCCAGGATAAAAATTATCAATAAGCACAACAGATAGAGGCAAAGGTCCAGCTTTCTTACTAAGAGCCAGATGAGAACATGAACAAGATAAGTCTTCCTTACTCAAATAATCGCTCTCAATCAAAGTATGAATTAACATCTCTATACGAAACGTACCTCGAGAATTCACACTCGAGGATTTCTCAATATACCAAACGCGATCAAGAGGCCAAATTTGGTGGGGATAAAAACTACGTGTAGTTGAATCAAAAAGATAATCAGCAACACGCATCAAAACCGGTTTCAAACCAGTTTTAGATTCAAACGAAGACTCTTCGGGAACAGGAATGGCGAAAATAATCATGATTTTGGTTGAGAGATGACTTCTCGGTGAGATATAAACACACGGTGTGAGTACAGAGATAACCGAGGTGTGAGAGCTCCAGTCAAAAAAATTTTCTTAAGAGGCGGACTCGATAGTAGAGTAGAAGGCCAATCACAAAGGTGGCGTAAAAATAGCTCTCCAAGCCGAATTCTTTTATAAAATTAGACGAATGAGATACAGAAAAGTGTTTTAAGTTGTTTCCAGATTTCAATTGTGAGGATAAAT